AACTGCTGGTGATACTTCAATATCTCGTATTGACGCTTCGGTTTTTGTCGGCTTGAATCCAGTCCCATACTGATGATCCCAAGAACGGGTAACATGTATCACGTTGTTAATAGTATCTATATCAGCCCACGTGAGTGCTAAAACCTCAGAAACCCGCATGCCTGTCATTGCCCCTAAATACACTGCAAGCGCCCCTATGCTTCGATATGAAGCCTTATCGGCCGCATGAGACTTAACCTGTGAAAAGTCGTCCTGATCAAGCACTTTAACTTTGCTTCCTGAACGGATTCCACCAACCTTGGCACCAAAAGTGAAGTCAGAAAAGAGCAGACGATCATTGATGGCTGCCTTAACCATTGAGCGGACATAGCTATTCATCTTGCTGACAATATCCTTTGAGCGTTCGCGAGGGCCTTTGCGTGTTGTCTCTTTCTTGCGGTCCTTACCGGCAGCGAAGTCGTTCAAGAAACGTTGCCATTCGATTGGACGGATTGAGCCAAGCTCACGGCCGTCAAAACGTGACTTCAAATGTTTTCTTAGCAACGTGTATCTATATTCAGTATTGAGGGACTTATCGCCTGACTTATAGGCATCAATCCATTGATCCCAATAATCCAAAAACAGTGTTCCAGCTTTGGAAGGATCGCCACCACGCTTTAGGTCATCTTCCACAGCATCTGCAGCGTCTTGTGCAGATGATTTGAGACGATATCCACCGTGTGAAGCGACCAACTGCTTACCGGCAGAATCCGTATACTTAACTCGGTATTCCCAATACTTGCCGCGTTTTCTAAATGTTGCCATCATTTACACCTTCTTGTGCTACAATACATACGGGTGCTATTGCACCCACCACGCAGTCATGGATCCATAAGGCGCTTACCCATTCGGTGGGGTAGGCGCCTTTTATTTTGTATCCAGCCCCACTATCCGGCTTGCACGAGAACGCCGCTCGCGTGGGGGAAGGAACTAATCACCATAGTCGTCGGGAGCGGTTCCGGCGTCATCAATCTTCTTGGCCAAAGCCAATGGAACTGTGATTTTGCCACCCATGGTAGATTTGTAAGTGGTGGTACCCAAGCTTTCAGCATAGAAGGTGATCTTGTCATTTTCTAGAATGCGAGAGCCGTTCATAATATCTGGATCATAACCGACCATAATTACATTGTCATAATTACCATCAACTGCAACACGCAAATCAGTTTCATCGTCACCCTCAACGACTTGAATAACTTCGCCTGTTAAAGTGATGTTCTTGCCCTTGTAGTCGTCTGGAGTCCGTGCCAACTGTTCATAAGTGATCCCAGTGTTGTAGTCAGCTGCGTTGAATGTTTCTGTGCTTGATGATTCTTCATCATCAGAGTCATCGCTATCAGTGTCTTCGTAACTGTCATCATCATCTTGTGACGACTCGACCTTTGACGATTCAGCTTTTGAAGACGAACTAGACGCAGCTGACCTCTTGCTTTCTCCCGAGTAGGTGCCAATCCAAAAAAATATTGCAATAAATGCTACCGCCGACAATGCGGTAATAATAAGGTTCCGCTTTAGTTTTCTCGGATCCTTTCTTTGAACTATAGACAATGTGCCAAATATTGCAGCCAATAGGAGCGATCCTAAAAAGGCAATTAAGATAAGTAGTTTCATTATTCCCCTCCAAAAAATCCAGCTTTTAACGTCGATCAGGGTTTGGACGTAAGATTATTTGAATGCGTATGATCCGACAACTTTACCAATCACTTCAATATTGTCTGTGTCGTCAGCGTAGAAATCTGGGTATATACGTTCGCCAGTTTCTTCATCTACGTCATCGTTCAATGACCGAAGGCACAGACGGTTCTCTTCAAAAATAAGTTTCTTGATAAATGTCATGTCATCAACGTCAACTACCGCGATCATGCCGTTAGTGACATCTTGTGTTTTCTGAACAAAGACGAGCTCACCATCATCATAGGTAGGATGCATACTGTCGCCGACAACTTTAAAACAGTAATCGTAGTGAGACGGAATAGCACTGTCTGGAATCTTAACTGTGTCCATTGGTTCATCGCGATCATCATTAAAGGCACCATATCCAGCGGCCACAATACCATCAACCTCAACATTGAACTCTGGTTCATCGAGATTGCGTTCTGCACGTGCCTCATCTAAGCTGACAACGTTGTCGGGGTTCTGCTGCTCATTGAGCTGCTTCTCTGCGTACGTGTAGACTTTTTGCTGACGTTCAGGGTGGAGTTTCCGCATTGTATTTGTAGTTTTCTCAATCACGGTGTTGTCAGTACTCTTCGACAAGTCTTTATTCATCATGTCGTCTAACTTTACACCGAACATATTGGCAATATCAGCAAGGATTCCCGCTTTTGGAGTATACTTGCCAGACTCCCATTCACTGACGGTAGAAACGCTTCGGTGGATCATTTCAGCGAATGTCTGCTGATCATAGCCGCGTTTTGCGCGCAGATACTTTAGATTTTTTGCAAACATGTCAAGTTCCTCCTTATTTCTATAGGAACAGTATAACACCACTTCGGAAAAACGGAAATATATTTCCGAATTTAATTTCGGAAAAACAGAATTTTATTGTTGACTTCGGAAAAACCGAACCGTATGATATAGACATAAAGAACGAAAGGAGGAAACAGCAATGAACGAAAAATCTGAGAAATTCACGCTTCGTCAATGGCGCGGAATTCGAGACATGCGAGTCAATGAGCTGGCGACTGAGTCTGGCTTAACAGTGAAAACGATTAATAACTATGAGCGTGATATTGATCGTCTTCGCGGAGCCAGTTATAAGAACTTAGAGGCTATTGCAAAGGCTTTAGGGATTTCGGTTGGGGATATTTTTTTGTCGCCAACTTCGGAAAAACCGAAGTACCCAGTAAAGGAGGCGGTATAGATATGAACGAATTACAACTATTTCAGTTCGAGGATAACCAAATTCGGACTGTCAGCTCCAACGGCATTATCTGGTTTGCTGCTGTCGATGTGACAGATGCTTTAGGAATTAAAAATCCGTCTGATGCTATCAAGCCGTTAGACGAAGACGAACGGACTAGATTTAATCTAGGTCGTCAGGGTAGCGCAAATTTCATCAGCGAACCGGGGCTATACAAACTGATTGGTGCTAGTCGAAAACCAGCGGCCAAACGTTTTAACCGTTGGGTAACGCATGAAGTCCTCCCATCAATCCGCAAGCATGGTGCTTACATGACACCTGAAACGATTGAGAAGGCCATCTATAATCCAGACTTCATTATCAATCTGGCAACGAAGCTAAAGGACGAACAAGCCAAGACAGCGGCACTTACGGCCGATAACGAGACGATGAAGCCTAAAGCGTTGTTTGCAGACGCAGTAGCCACAAGTCACACGAGCATTCTCATTGGTGACTTAGCCAAGCTCATCCGCCAGAACGGTGTGGATATTGGCCAGAATAGGTTGTTCGCTTGGCTGCGGGAACACGGATACCTGATTGGCAGTGGAGATCGTCGCAACATGCCGACACAACGGGCAATGGACTTAGGCCTGTTCGATATAAAGGAACGCACATTCCAGAACCCAGATGGCAGCGTGCGAATCACCAAGACGACCAAGGTAACCGGCAAAGGCCAGCAGTATTTTATCAACAAGTTTCTACAAAAGGAGATAACAGTATGAACAAAGAAAACAAAAAGCCCCGCACTGATATGGGTAGCACGGGGGTAACTCTTTACACTTGGCGCACTAGTTATCCATTTCCCCCAGCAGTAAAACCGGGAGACCTGGTGACAATCGTTATTGAGGACGAAGAATTAACCCACACTGTAGGAACCTTTGCTTTCGTCTCCTAAAGGAAGAGTGCTCCATACGGTAAGAACGTTGGACGCTCTTTCAACGAGGACCTCTTCTTTACCATCAACAATAAGATTACGAATCATAAAGAATTCATTTCTATCTTTGAATGAGTAGGCACTTTTAATTGCTACATCTTTCGAAGAAAACACCGCGCCAATATTGCCACTGGTAGGAGCAAATACTTTTTTGTATGGCAAGTCCATTTATATCACCTCCTTCCATCACCAGATAACCTGATTATCTGTCAAGGGGAGGCCAAAAGAAAGGAGGAAATGCCATGCCGTTGTTGCAGGTTGTTGAAGATGATCAGATTTCAAACAAAAAGTATTTAGCGGTCGATGAAGAAGAACTGGCAAAGATGATCAAGGAGAACCAAGAGTTAAAACGCAAGCTAGCAGCACGAGGCATGTGGACGCTCACCACCGCAACAAGCTATGTCGAAGGGCATAACAACACGTGGGTAGTTAACAATATCTTGAACGTCCCACGCTTCCACAAGTTCTTGCAAGATACCGTGGTTTCATATCCACCGCCTGGCAAAAAGGGGTATCTGTTTCATCCGAAACCATGGCTCGACTTCTTAGACAAATGGTTTCCAGAGATTTCAAGGTCACTTAGAGAGAAGGGAAAATAATGATTGATGCAATTGTACAGACATTGCTGACGCCCACCGCGCCGTTCTGGCGTTACCTGCTATTGGTAGCGGCTGGCATCATGATCGGCGCAACGATTTCGAAAGGATGGAGGCAGTGGATTGACTGAAGCGGAAAGAACCATTGGTGATTTGCTGAACGAACACAATAAATTGATGTTAGACATCATGCGCGGCAACCACACACCAATTGCAAAAATGCTACTTGCCGAGAACGAGAAGCTACGTGCACGACTAGCAAAACTAAGGGGACGACGTGATGAACAATGAGGAATACAAACGAATTCTAGCCGAAGCGAACCGCCAGATCGCGGCATATCACAAGGTTGCTACCGACTATGGGACGAACAATACAGACCCTCATCAAACGTATGCGATGGGTCAAGAAGATGGTGCACACGCAATACTGTTCATTATCAAACAAGCCATGAAAAAAGCCGCTGGTATGCAGACCAACGACTGATAGAAAGGAAATTCATAATGCAAAATAACACATTGTCACTTACTGACTTCCAAGTTGATTATAAGCCATCGGTGCTGACTCTACAACATGCAGATGAGCTTGCTGCCAATATCAAATTGTATGCCGAAAAATATCGTGGACTCGTCATCACTGAGGAAACCTTAAAAGAGGCAAAAGCATCGCGCTCTGACTTGCGCAAGTTGTCAAAAGCGCTTAATGACAAACGTATTGAAATAAAACGCGAATACAACAAACCGTACGATGCGTTCAAATCCGTCATTGATGGCATGATTAGCGATATTTCAGCGGTTGAAACAGCCATCAACGATGGGATCAAAGAACAAGAACGATTAGACGCCGAACAACGCAAAGAGCAAGTACTTGATGACATTACAGAAATTGCTCAGGCGCGTGGGATTGACCCGAAAGACATCGAGTTCAACGACAAGTGGCTCAACAAAAGCCTAAGTAAGCTTGAACGCACGCGGCAAATCGGAGATGCAGCTGATTATATTGTCAAACAGCGTGAAGAAATTGCAGCAGCCAAGAAGGCTGTTACCAAATATGCAGAAGCCATGAGTTTAGATGCTGGCGGGTGGGTTGCACAGATTGATCAAGGTGCTTCACAGCTAGATGTTATGGCTCGCATTGATGCCTATGTTGAGCGGCAAAAGCGTGAGGCTGAACAAGCAAAACAGCGTGCCGAAGCACAAGCAGCCATTGATGCACTCCATCATAAAAAGATCGGTGACAAAGTTGTCGACACTAATACCGGTGAAGTGGTTAAAAAGCCAGAAATAAAGCACTACGGATTCGAGGTTGTTGGCACTTTTGATGAAGCTAAAAGCGTAGCGGATTTCATGACAAAACAAGGCATTGAATTTATCAGTATGGAGGGTAAATGATGCGCACATCAGAGGATATAAACGAGATTGCGAAGGCAATCAATGCATTCAGGCAAGTTGTCAAGCAACCGACAAAAGATGGTGACAACCCGTTTCTAAAGTCTCGTTACGTTCAGCTTGAGGGTGTTGTTGATGCAATTGACCGTGCAATACCTGATACGGGGCTGGCATACACACAAGAAGTAGTAAGCGAAGGGAACCAAGTGAGCGTAACGACCTTGATTTTACACTCCAGCGGCCAATTCATCGAACTTGGACCCCTGTCAGTCCCAGTTGCCAAAAATGACGCTCAGGCTTTCGGTTCCGCTGAGACTTACGCACGTCGATACTCGCTAACAGCGGCCTTTGGTATCACATCTGACCCTGATGATGACGGTACAGCTGCCGGTATAAACCCTCCAAAGGCACAACCAAGACGCGTAAATAAGCCAAATAGTGGCCTCGATCACGCAACAGTCAAGACAGTTAAAGAACTCATTATGCAACAGTTTAACAAAATGCCGGAGGTCAACAAGAACGGTGAACCGAAGCCGAAGACGGTGAATGAACTCGCTGAAATCTGGGTAGGGTTAGCCAATGCTAAATTCGGAAGCAAGGCAACAAGTATTGAAACACTGACCCCGAATGCGGCCGCTGGAATCAAGAGCTTACTTGAGAATGAAATCAAGAAGCTGGCAGGTGTCGCTAATGAAAATCAACGGAAGGCTTGACAAACTGTCGGGCAATAAAATCACGATCACTGCTGACGACTCTGTGAGCTTGTATACGCTGTCTAAGCTTGCCGCGGGTAAACGACCATCAGTTGAGTTAGAAGTCGAGGACGGGCGCCATATCAGCCCGGATCAACGCAAAAAGATCTTTGCACTGATGCGCGACATCTCCGACTGGAACGGCGACACGGTGGATATGATTGAACACCTAATGAAGTCGTATACACGTGAGATTTTTGCAATTGAACCATATTCACTGAGTGACTGTTCGATGACGACTGCCAGCAACATGATATACACGATCTTAGAGTTTTGCTTCCGCAGCGATGTGCCATTCAAGACGCGCACGTGGGACATGATACCAAACGACTATGCGCGCCAATGGTTCTGCCTCCGTTTCCGTAAATGTGTTATCTGCGGAAAGCCCGCTGACTTGGCACATTACGAGGCAGTTGGCATGGGACGCAATCGTAACAAGATTGACGAGAGCCAATATCACTACATGTCCCTTTGCCGCATTCATCATGTCGAGCAGCACACGATCGGCCTCATGGATTTTATCCAAAAATATCATATCAAGCCAATCAAACTGACGGCTGACGAACTTAAACGAATTCAACCACATTACAAAACAGGTACCGAATAAAAAGGAGACTAAAAATGCTTAATTCAGTTGCTTTAACAGGCAGATTAACTAAACCGGTTGATCTTCGCTATACACAAAGCGGAACAGCGGTTGGTTCATTTACGATTGCTGTTGATCGCCAATTTCGTAGCACAAACGGGGAACGAGAAACTGACTTCATCAATTGTGCTATCTGGCGTAAGTCTGCTGAGAACTTTGCCAACTTCACGCACAAGGGTTCACTTGTTGGCATCGAAGGCCATGTTCAAACGCGCACGTACGACAATGCACAGGGCCAACGAGTCTATGTGACCGAAGTCATCGTTGAGAATTTTGCACTCTTGGAGCCTAAAGTTTCATCTCAGGGACAACCAACTCAGCCGACTAATCAAGGACATGCTGGTAATCAACCAGCCAACTACACTCAACCACCAGCCAGTCAGCCGCCGATTAATGATGATGATCTTCCATTCTGATTTGAGGTGATTACATGGCAGACGGAGGCTGGATAAAAGTATACCGAAAAATACGCCAGTCCTTCGTATGGACTGACGCGAATCAGTTGAAGCTTTGGCTACTGATTTTGATGAAAGCATCTCATGAGGGTAACCGGTTTTTGTTCAATGGCCAGCAGGTTGACGTGTCCAGCGGACAATTCGTCACGGGGCGCGACGCACTGGCATTTGAGTTCAACGAAGGTGTTAAGCGTGACCATCGGATTGTTGCAAGAACGTTATGGAGATGGATAAAGCAATTTGAAAAAGAGCAAATGTTGTCCATCAAATCAACCCCACAATACAGCGTCATTACAGTGATTGAGTGGTCAACATACCAAGACGGTGACCATCAAGTGTCCATCGACCGTCCATCAAGTGTCCATCACTTGTCCACAATCAAGAATGCTAAGAATGCTAAGAATGCTAAGAAAGAAGATAGTCAGCAATCACGCAAGCGTGAATATGCTGACGACTCTCCTGAAATGATTGAGGCCGTTTATCTCTGGTCGAAGATCAAAGGCAACAACCCTGAGCACAGAAAGCCAAACTTGCAAGTGTGGGCTGATGACGTTCGAAAGATGAATCAACTTGATCACCGTTCGTTTGAGAAGATCCACAAGATGATTGATTGGTGTCAGCTTGACACGTTTTGGCAAACAAACATTCTAAGCGCGGCAAAACTGCGATCTAAATTTGACACGATGGCGGCACAGGCCAACCGCAAATACAGCGCAAACCGGCTTAATCCTAATAGACCTAGAAAGGAAAACTGGGGATATGGAGAAGACTAAAGGCATGTTCACTCATCGTGACATTCAAGAAATCATTGACAAGCGAGGAATGGACGTCAGCAAATTACCAACTCAAGAGGAGATTGAGAAGCGCTTCTATGAACGTTCTATGGCCGCATTGAACCGTAAAAAGGCACGTGCCATTTATCGCTACTCAGTTTTCCCCGGAAACGTTCCGGCCAAGTTTACGTTCGAAAAATGGCAGCCTGAATTACAAACTGATCAGCAAAGCTCTAGGAATCTTGGGAATCGTGCATACAAGCTGACTAAGCAAATGGTGGAAGTGCCTAAGAACGTGGTTCTGTTTGGACCGCGCGGGACGGGGAAAACGTCCTTGGCCTTAGCAATGCTAACCAGTTTGCGCGATGAAGGCCAGTCAGGGCTGTTTATTTCAACAGCAGAGCTGAGTAACCTAATGAGCTTGCAATACGATGCACCAGACGTTCGCCAGCGTTTAGCGGGCATTGAGCGGGCAATGAAAGAGGCTGACGTGCTGTTGTTGGACGACTTCGGGACAGAAGGCGGTATGAAACTAGACATCAAGCCAGTGAGACGCGACATGCAAGAGCTGATGTATCGTGTTGCGAATGCCCGTCTTGATTTTGAGAGCAACAGTCCTCGTCTATCAACAATTATCACAACGAACAACGAGATGAGCGAGCTTGAGCACATGTACAACAGCAAACTCATCAGTCGAATTATTCCAAAATCAAAAGAATGCACACTCAACTTTGAAGATTTGAAAGACGTAAGGGGGAAAAGATCGTGACAGCAGAAGAAATGACAAATGGATATTTGCAACGCTTGGATAAGCGACTGTGGGCCTACGGAATGGCCTTGAATCAAACAGTAGCGGACATCATACGTGACTATTACAGTGATTACCTAAGCGTTACTGAAGCACAGTGGCAAGACATCGTCGTTCTTATTGATAGCATTGTTCAGGCAAATACACGCATGATTCATGAAGCGTCAGATAGCATATATGATGATGGCGAAGTTTCGGGTAGCTTGCATAAACTGATTGAGCTTGCCAATCACTTCGCAACACTGGACTTTTCAGAAACGCCATTAATTAAGCAGGAGGCAAAAGCATGATTGAGCACACGAGCGAAACTAACAATGCAGGCCAAGATTGGGCACGTGAACGACTTCGCAACTATCTCGACACACACGAAAATCTAAACCAAAAGCGGTTTGCATATGTTGCTGGCGTCAGCCCTGCAACTATTGGTCACTTTCTAAACGATGGAAATACCTACCCTGTTTTTTTACGCAAAATTGCACGTGCGATGACCACTTCATACGAGAAGTTAATTTCGCCAATTAGCGAAGAAGAATACCGCGAGATACAAAAGGTATTGGGAGTGTAGCGTTGTGAAACATCACAGTAAATACAATGCGCAACCGGTTGTGATTGATGGCATTCGATTCGCAAGCAAGGCAGAGGGTGCTTACTATCGGCTGATTCGCAACAGGCCACAGAAGATCACGATGCAAGAGCCATTTGAGATTCTGTCTGCTTTCAAGATCAATGGCAAGCGATACTCGGCAAGAAAATACAAGCCTGATTTCTGCTTTTATGACGGTGAAAAGCTTGCAAAGGTTGTTGACGTCAAAGGCGGAAACGCGACTTTGACCACCGATGCCAGACTGCGAATGTTGCTGTTCATGATCAGGTACAAAATACCGATCACGATTGCTAGATATGACTATCACACTGGGCTATTCACGGAAGAACAGCTTTAGGAGGACAATTAATGAGATCGCTAGAGTTATTTGCAGGAATTGGTGGCATCGCGTTGGCTGAACAAATGGCTGGAATTGAAGTGGCCGGTTTGTGTGAGTACGCAGACTATCCGCGCGCGATTTTACAGAAGCACTGGCCAGATGTGCCCTTATTCAAGGATGTGAAGAAGCTTGATCGAAAAGAACTCACAAACGCAGGAATCGACCCCGACTCAATTGACATTATTTCCGGAGGCTTCCCTTGCCAGCCTTTCAGCATCGCCGGGCACAGAAAAGGCACGGAAGATGACCGCGACCTCTGGCCAGAGATGTTTAGAATTATCAAGCAAATCTGGCCAACTTGGGTTGTTGGAGAAAACGTTGCTAACTTCGCAAACATGGAACTCGACCGCACGCTATCTAACCTGGAAGGCACGGGATACCAAGCACGGGCATTTGTATTACCAGCTTGTGCCGTCAATGCCCCGCACCAGCGGCTCAGAACATTCATTGTGGCCCACGCCGACAGCAAGCGATACTTTTACCGCGAACCTGAAAAGCAGCCAGCAGAGGATAGGCAGTCGACATTCAGTAACGTTGCCACAAGCAGTGAGAATGTTTTGGCTAACTCCGACGGCAACAGATGGGAAAAGAGCAAGCCAGTTTTCAAGCAAAAGTTTAGCCAAAGGAAAAGTGAACGGGAACCTAGCACAACAAGTAGCAAGCCAGCAAAGTGGCAGCCTGAACCCAGCGTGGGTCGAGTGGCTGATGGGGTACCCAATCGGTTGGACAGAATAAAAGCGTTAGGCAATGCAGTAGTACCACAGCAAATACTGCCGATATTTAAAGCAATCGTTCAAATTGAGGAGGCAGAACAATGAAAACAGGAGACGATACGTTCGATGACATCTACATCAGCAAAGAGACTGGCAAGGTCGTAGGCGTCATGTATGAAGTGTGGACTACAAAATAGTGCCAATCAAACAGGAGGACGAAAAATGAGCGAAGAAAAACTGTACGCGGTTAAGAACAATTATGGTGACAGTTATGGTAAATGGGCAGATTCACACTATAATTTTGGTCCCGGCGCATGGGCATCACCAGACAAAGCCAGACGTGAAGAAGATGCAAAACATCATGGTGGTCACGTTGTCACGCTCGTTGAGGAACCTAAAAAGGTAGTCCTAACCAAGGAACAAGCCGAAATCATTGAAAATGCTCGCGATGAAGAGTATCCGGCAGCCTATATTTCCAACAACTCTCATATAGGAGCTAGTAATGAAGAAGAGCTACTGATGAATGCTTACGTCAACGGCTACACCGTGGAAAAGGATAAGAAATACAACGTCAAAGTGCCATATGCAGATCATAATTGGTATCTAAAAACTCATGATGGAAAACTTGATACCATATTTGTAAAAGGGTTAGCCAAAGGATTTGGTGGATACCCAGATGGAATTGAGCTCACTAATGATGATATTGAGAAATTTGGCTTGCAAGACTGCGAAAAAGAAGAGGTGACTGACGATGCTGATTAAGTTAGATAGTGGGAAGTTGCTCAATATATCGGCGGTATCATACATCTCAAATAATGAAATGGTGGCTTATTTCAAACAGCCGGTGATCACAAATGAAAATAGCTTTCAAACAGCAAAATGCTTTGGCGTTGGTGTAACAGAAGCCGATATTGAACGAATTGCAAACAATAATGCGAATAAAGAGGTGAATGACGATGAGGTATGAATGTCGCAATATGTTTGGTGGTGAAGTAATTGCCACATTTAGGACATACGAAAAAGCAGAAGAGTTTATCGACGCATCAGCGGACTACCCAGATTGGTGGACTGTTCCTGCAATGACTATTGTGGAGGTGACTGACGATGAGCAATGAGACGAAGCAGGAGATCAACACGTTTCCAGAAGAAACCGAGCAGCAGAAAAATTGCCCGTATTGCCATGAAGTTGACCCACAATCAAAACATGCGCATTACGGCAAAGCCATGTCAGACAAGACAGAATATTTCGATTTTGTTCGCAAAACAAAATTGTGCAGACGGGTAAAGGCAAGGATCAAGTCCCCAGAAAACCAGCACCCAAAGCTGTGTGTCACCCAAATGAACCGGTTCAGAGAAGTATCAGTTGTTTTGGATAAGAAAATCAACTATTGCCCAATTTGCGGGAGGAAATTATGACAGAGACGAAGCGGGAAGTGTTCGAGGGCTTAGTCGAAGAACTAGCAAATGCATACATTGCCTTGGACGGTGAAGGAATTGGCAAAGAACTTACTAACGAAGACAAACAAGCCTATCTGAAAGACTATGACATAGCCTTGCCAGATGACCTGCCGGTGATTCCAGAACTGATTGGTAAATACCTAAAGATGTGGAAGCATGATCATGGAGACTTATTTCAGGCGTTTGATGAGGGCACATCAGCGAGCTTAGATGGCACTAAATGGGAAAGCGTGCAAGATTGGTTCAGCGATGCCAAAGATAGCTTTGACACTTTCGCCCGTGCATGGGTGCTAGGTGTCTGGCGCGTTGAGGAAACAGGGGAGGTGGTCAAGCTATGACAGCAAAGAAATATCGGAAAACGGCAACCATTGAGGCGGAGCAATTTAACGAAGCTAAATGGCAAGAAAAATATCGTGCATGTCACAACCCTGATCAGTGGGAAGCATTGGCTCATCCGTACGGCATTGACCGTTATCGTGGTCACTTTATCATTGTGACTCTTGAAGGCGATCTTATCCTGCATGATGGGGACTGGATCGCAACTGGTATCAACGGCGAGCACTGGCCAATTGCTGACGATATTTTTCGGAAGACATATGTGGAGGCGGAGAAATGAAACGAGAGATTAAGTTCAGAGCGTATAGCAGTCACAACCACAAAATGTATCCAGTCAGTAATATTGAATGGGATATTGATGGCCATATTTGGGTAACTGCTGATGATGGCAAAAATGGCATTGAACTAATTGACGAAGAAGCCCATTTGATGCAGTACACCGGCCTCCACGACAAGAACGGGCGGGAGATATACGAAGGCGATGTCGTGAAAAACGAATATGGGAAAGTAATGGAGGTTCAATACGATCCTAGATCTGCTGCTTTTGGTGTTGGTGATTATTATTTTGGAACGATTGGATCTGGAAAAACTCTAGAGGTCATCGGCAACATCTTTGAGAATCCGGAGCTGCTGGAGGCACAACATGAGTAAAAGTAAGGACGTTGACGCTTATCTTCAAGGCGAGCTGTGTGCCAAGGCCGAGCTTGCAACTAAGCTACTACACGACATTGCCTGGTCTAAATGGACGACTGACGCGATGACTACACGTGTTGACCCAATCTACAAGCAAGCCAGGGAAATAAGCTATTGGCTATTAAGCAGTGACGACTGGTACACCGAAAATGAGGACGGAGGCGAATAATTTGGATAGCAAACAAGCATTGGCCAAAAACATTAGGGACAATATATATGAGCTTGGCAAGACACAGTCTGAATATGCAAAAGAGATTGGCATACCAATAAACACGCTTGAATACGCAATATCTGGTAAGGGCAGTGTTTCACTTAACACCTTAGATAAAATCGCATATGGATCTGGGATTGATCCATGGGAGCTAATTTGGCCTCATGAAAGCAAATAAAAAAGCGCACCATTACGGCACGCTTATCCCCCAAACTTTTACAAAGTCAATTATACCATAAGGAGTGGACGCAGTGGTGCGAGCATCGAGATATTTTAGCCCAATTGATCATGATAAAACAATTGAAAACGCCAAAGAGGTCTTGGGGAACTACTGGCATCACAAGCGGCTCGCTCAACGCACCAAAATAGCGCTCAGAAGCCCCGTGATTGACGGCATGCCTAAGTCACCAAGCTATGGCAACAAAGCCGAGGACAAGCTCGTATCGCACGCTGACGAGCTGTACTATATAGCGTGCTGTGAAGGTGCTATTGAATCTATAGAGAGTGAAGACTACCGGATCATTTTAGTTGAGAGCTATCTGACTCCAAAGACGACACGTAAATCCAGCCTTCAGTTAGCTAATCGCTTGCATGTTGACCGAACGACCCTTTGGCGACAAACGCAAGAAGCTCTCTATGCTTTTGCTGAAATATGTCCGCTAGTGAAACTAGATGCAACATCCGTGCAACAATGATGCAACAAAAAGCACGCTTTCCCGTCATATGATTGTATTGTGCCAAAGGTGAGAAACCTGAGACACCGCGTTTTTCCTCCGAGCCATGGTGATGATAAAGCTGTGGCAAGGCGTGGCAAATGGACTGGCTGAGATAGTCAGGCGGGTTCGATTCCCGCATGCCACATTGTCCAGTTTAGCGACCGGACTAACAGCTTGCGATGACCCCATCTGACACTGGGAGAGCGAGCAAAAGATGGCCAGTGTAAGAAGACACGCTTACACCGGATGACAGATCTGTCTTTAGCGGCCTAGCGCGGTATCTAGGATTCGTGTCAGCAAGTAGTGAGAGTAGCTAAGTGGAAAAGCGCCCCGTCATCAGACGGACAATATGTGGGTTCGATTCCCACCTCTCACATAGGGATCAAGTCTGGTAAACCCTAGGAGTAGGCACCGGACTATGGCACTTCACTTTTCGTGAGGTGCTATTTTTATACATATTTACGGAGGAACTCAACTTGAAACAGTCAGAAAAATGGAAACGCGGATTACCGTACGTTGGCAACAAGGGCCAAAAGGCAGAAAAGATCATCGACATTTTGCCTACTGGCAACCGTCTAGTTGACGTATTCGGAGGCGGCGGATCAATTAGCTTGACAGCAGCCTCTTCTGGAAAATGGGACGAAGTAGTTTACAATGACCGGCGAAAAACCGTTGTTAATTTGCTCAAAGCATTGATCGAAGATAAACCTCATTTTGATCTAATGAAGTATGTATATATGGATCGCGAAACGTTTTACAACTGGCGAGATAACATGCCTGATTCGCTTGAACGCACTCTTGTGTTGACCGTTTGGAGCTTTGGCAACAACCTACACGTTTATTTGTGGGGAAAGAAAATCGAAAAAGGAAAATTGTTAGCAACAAGAGCGTTATTCTCAGGAAATACTGGTACACAACTAGATGGGCTTTATTCATATGCAAAAAATGAAACCACTATTTCGGGGAAATATACCGTCTATCACAAATGGAGCCGAAACCGATTGGAGCAACTCGAGCGACTTCAGCAACTCGAGCGACTTCAGCAACTTCAACAACTACAGCAACTCGAATTTTTAACATTTGATTACCGATCGCTTGAAATTGGACCAGAAGACGTTGTCTATTGTGATCCGCCGTATATCGGTACAAACGAAAACTATGGCGGATTTGACGATGATGCTTTTCAAAGCTGGCTCGAAAAGTGTCCGGCAAAACAAATCTATATAAGCGAATACACGCAGCTGCCTCATACTGAGGTGGCTTTTGTTTTGGGAAAAAAGCAATCGTTTAAAGCCAAAGGTAAGCGGTCGGAAGAACTACTGCTTAAATACGTAAAAGAATAAATTTCGGAGGCGAGTAGATGCAATGGACAGATGAACAGATTGGTGACATTAGGAAGCTCGCCTCTGAAGGGTTTACAAGACGAGAAACAGCCGACAAACTCGGAATTAGCTATGATGCGTTGCAGGGAAAAGCAAGACGGCTTGGGATCGAGTTTCAGAAGCCACTGAAAAATGAATACGATTCAGACGGAACACAATCCAGTGAAACCATTCTAAATGTTGTCAGGGGTCACAAAATGACGCCTAGAGAGGTTTTGGAAGCTCACGGGTACGATTACACCAAGTGGGAGCTTGTACGTGCCACAAGCAACTTCTGGAAGCAGACGCCTGAAGCCACACTGTACCAGAGTAAGATACAAATCAGGCCGTTAGTTGAGACTGAACAATATGAATCATTGATGAATGACATCATCACACACAAGGAGCCGTATCAAGCTAAGGCTCCTATTTTTGTGGAATCAGATCGCTATCTGGTCATTCCTGCATTTGATACACATTTCAACGGTCACACATTCGACATCTATGCGGAATCTCTTAAACGGCAACTAGAAATCATTCAACGCGGCCACTACGCCAAAATATTGCTAATTCTGGGCGGTGATCTAGCTCACGTGGACAATATCAACTCGACCACAGCAAAGGGCACACAGCTCGAAACAACTGACCTAGGCGAGACTGTGAACGAAATGGAGCAATACTTCGAGACACTTATTGAAGCAATTATTAAAAACGCCAATGAGTGTGAGGTCATGTATTGTGCCGGAAATCATGATCCGTCAGTTGGATATATGTTTGCGCGTCTATTGAAACGTGCCTACAGCAACCAGCCGAACATCACTTGGGATATATCACTTAAGCATTACAAAGGTGCAATGTTAGGCCACAACTTCATTGGTGCCACTCATGGTGACAAGGGTAAGAACAACTACCTTGCAAAATACCTAGACGAGTTTGGATTCATGTTAGGCACAGCACAGAATCGCGAGCTTTTCACCGGTCACCTTCATAGCGAGATGAGTAAAGATTTGGGCGGATTCGTTCAGCGGCAAGTTTCAACGCGTAAACCGAACGATGTCTGGACAGATGATCTTGGAGTTGTTGCTCATAAGACATTTGAATTGGTTGAGTATTCAGACCACGAGACAACTGCAATTTACTACGTTTAATGAGGTGTTCATCATGAATAACGAAAACGAAGTCTGGAAGGATATTGAGAATTACGAAGGCTTTTACCAAGTCAGCAATCTGGGCAGAGTGAGAAGCCTAGATCGTAAGGACGCGCTGGGGCACCGTAGAAAAGGGAAAATTCTCGCTATTACTTCGGCCACCAACGGGTACCGTAAGATTGGTTTGATGAAAGACGGAAACACTAAAAATCACTCGGTTCATCGCCTCGTTGCTAAGGCATTCTTAGATAACTCGAGTAACTTACCACAAGTCAACCACAAAGATGAGGATAAGACGAACAATGTGGTGTCTAATCTCGAATGGTGCACGCAAAGCTATAATAACGGCTACGGAACTCGCAACGAACGCGCGGCAAAAGCTAACGAAAAGCCAATATATGTTGTGATGAGTTCAGGGAACCGCTACTTCTTCCGTAGTATCGAGAAAGCCGTGGAACTCCTCGGACTAAAAAGTTGTGCCATATCTGATTGCCTTCACGGAAGACAGAAACATCACCGCGGCTTTTCATTCATGTGGGCGGTGTAAGCTATGTCTGGTATGAATCGAGTAAGTTATGGATACGTTAGCCGCACGGAGCAAGCAATCATCGAAGAATTGTCTAGAGAAGAAAAGAAAATACAAGCAATCATCTACACGAAGCCGCACTGTAAAAAGTGCTGGCGAACGGTATATAGGCTGTCACGTGTCATGCCAGTGCAAACCATCACAGCAGACGCGGACGACTACGAGCGATTCCGCAAGCTGGGATATCGATCAATGCCAGTCGTAACAATCTACAAGGCAGACGGCACACATGATGAATGGTGCGGCTTGCAGGTTGACAAGATTAAACAATACACGGAGGAATAAGCATGCTATTCGATAATATTAAAGGCCAAAGTAGGCAATTGTCTCACCGTCAGTTGCCTCCACCAGCACCAGTGCTACCAAAAATGGAAGAATCACTGCCAACTCGTGCCAATGCAACTAAGAAATACAAATACAGTCTGATTGCTGATGTGAATGAGGCCATTAAACAAGGAATTAATACTACATCCCCAATCTCAATTGGCGTTTCCAAGTACAATCCAGCAGTCGTTAATGAAGTAATCAGTTTGCTAACGAAATCAGGATGGGATGTTACTGGTATAAACATTGACGGTATCGGTTCCTATTCGACAATCATAGTGTCTTAGGAGGAATCGCACATGCTTAAAGTAGTGAAACGACTGAAAGAACACTTCTCAGGTAAAAAAGGAACCGACAAGATAAACGTTACGATTGATGCAAACACCGATCCACTTATGGCCAAACTTGACAAGATCAAGAACGCGGTCGAAAACATCAAGGCTGACGCGACACCGGAAGTTTCGCCAACCTTAACTGCGTATGGTCTATGTGATGCTAAGTTACCTGATATCGAAGGCGTTGAGCTGCCTGCTCGTCCTAGATTCAGCGATTCATTCATTGCAGATCTAGTCAAAGCACTGAACGACTATCAGCAAAAGCAGGAGCAGTCATCGCAGCACGCAAGCACTCCGCATGTTCGTATCGAATTCGATGACATTAATGACGTGCCATGTGTTTGGGTTGATGGCAAACGGATTGATAGATCAGATACAGGGCTCGTCAGCGTTTCACTTGACTGGCATACAAAAGATCCAGCGGCAACAGATCATGTTATCCGTGCTTATAAAATCGAATATTTAAAGGGGGATCACAGCGAAGGAATCGCTCAGGGGTCTCCGATGGGACCTGATCTCTTTAAGAATGATATCCATGCCAAGTAAGAAGCTTGCCTTTATAAATGGAAGACCACAATTGGTTGATGCCAATGCTCGTGTTAGATCGGAGGCAGATAGGCAGTACAACCGTGTGCGAAATGAGCAGCAGTCGGACTACCTTAAGTTTTATCACAGTAATGAATGGAAGCAGCTGCGTGAGCAGATATTGATTAGAGACAACAGTTTATGCCAACGCTGTGGCCTGCAAGCCTCATTAGTTGATCATATTGTTCCAAGCGAAGATGACTGGGAAGACCGCACGAACGCGGATAATCTGCAGGCTTTATGCAAGGACTGCCACTATTGGAAGACGAGACGTGAGACAACCAAGCGTAAGAAGGGACAGCATCGAGCCATGAAGATTACAGTAATCGTTGGCTATCCAGCAAGTGGCAAGTCAACGTACGTCAAGCGACATCAAGGACAGCATGACCTCGTCTATGATTACGACCATCTCATGACGGCGTTAACAGGCCTGCCATTACATCAGGGCAATATAGACGCCAATGATTATGTGCAGCTAATCTATGAGCTGATACTGCGGAAGCTTAAAGCAGAGCAGACCTTCGACCATGTATGGTTAGTCATGACATATCCAGATGAGAAGCTAGACACGTTGCTTGCTAGTCGAGAGGTCGAACACATACTCATCGACACTGACCGAGACACATGCATGCAGAGACTGTCTAAGCAAGGTCGAGATGTGAGTCAACTCATCAAAGCGATGAACAAACTTGATGAATTGAAATCACAAAACAAATTTAAAAAATTCAAAGAAATAAAAAATTAAAAAACAAATTTTAGATAATTTATCGGGCAACTTCACGGGCTAAAAGCGGCTAGACCCCCTTCCATTTTTATCGGGGGTTACATTTCTTAGAACGGAAGAACGGTCGGCCTCTTTTTTGCGCCCCAAATTGTAACGATTTTTAGGGGGTAGGGGGTAAAACTAACCCATTTTATATAGATATAAGGAGGTGAAGTGGAGAATGGCTGGAAAATACAAAGTGCTTCAAATGTCGAAGGGCGATCTGACCAAAGAACGGCAGGAAGCCAAGCTACATGCGGAATTGATGGCCAAAGATGGCATTCCGAAACTTCAGGTAACACCTCCTAATCATCTTGACCCAGTCGCAAAACAAGAATACAAGCGAATCATCGAGTCTTTGGGGACCTTACCACTTAGAAACCTCGATCGCGCCGAGTTGGAAAACTATTGTACATGGTATTCGGTTTACAAAAACACATCGGTCAACATGAAATTGGCTTTAAAGAATGGAGATCAAGATGAATATTATGCGTACATTAGCATCTTGAATAAAGCCACAGCAAATATTAAAAGTCTAGCCAGTGATCTTGGCCTTAATGTCAACAGCCGGATGCAGATGAGCATGCCTAAGACCGAAGCACAGAAGAACGATTCAATCATTGATACTTTTGGCTAGACGTGATGGAGATGATGTTAGTTGGCAAAATTTAAGGATCCAATGCCTAATTTCATAAAACGTGTGCTGGACGGTCGTCTTATTACTTCTAAGGCAGTTAATCTCGCGGTGAAACGCCATCAAGAAGACTTGAAACGAACAGATTGGCGATGGCGTTATGATCCAAATCTAGCGGGAAAAGCTGTTAAATTTATGGAAATTCTGCCAGAACCAAAAAGTGGGAAACCACAACCATTAGCACCGTTTCAGAAATTCATTATTGGTAGTATATATGGCTGGGTTGATAAAGATGATTCAAATATAAGGCGATTTACCGATGTGTTCATTTCGATGGCACGAAAAAACGGTAAGTCGCTTTTGATTTCTGGCGTCATTCTGTATGAGTTTCTGTTCGGAAAGAATCCAGCCAACAAACGGCAATTATATACCGCTGCTAATGATCGCAAGCAGGCCGGCATTGTATTCGGAATGGTCAAAGATCGACTACGTGCACTCATGCGGAAAGACCCTGGTATCAAACGAATGGTTAAGATTACGCGAGATGAACTTGTCAATTTAGACGACGGATCAACGATTCGTTCATTCTCTCGTGATACAGGACTTGTCGATGGCTATGAACCCCATGTCGCGGTGGTTGACGAATATGCCAACGCTAAAACAACAGACATGATTGAAACCCTTGCCTCAGGGCAGGTGTTACTGCCTAGTTATCTGACGTTCATCATTTCAACGGCTGGATTCGACATGAACGTGCCGATGTTTCAACAAAATTATCCATATGCCAAAAAGGTGTTGTCCGGTGAAGAAAAGGCAGAACGCTATTTTGCATTTATTGCTGAACAAGACAACGTACAAGAGGTTGATGACCCCAATTCTTGGATCAAATCGAATCCGCTACTTGACGTTGATACCTTACACGGCCAAATCAGTGATTATCTGACGACTAAGTTAGCTCAAGCTCGTGCTGATGGCAGTCTAAACGCTAAATTGGTCAAAAACTTCAATATTTGGCGACAGGCTACAGAAGACAGTTATCTAGATTTCGACGCTTGGAAAGCGGCAGAGCTGACCGACAAGCCCGATATTCGCGGGCAAAGAGCATGGATTGGAATTGATGTCGGTCGTACAAGCGATCTATTCGCTATTTCTTGGCTGATTCCCCAGGAGGGCTGGTGGTGGCTTGATGGTTATGCATTTGTTGCTTCAAAAGGTGGCATCGATAACAAAATCAAGACAGATCGGATTGACTACTTGGCTGCTGAACAACACGGCGAAGGCGAGATCAGCAGCTTAGAGTCAGGTATCATCGACAACGATCGGGTATATGAATGGCTCGAAGACTTCATTGAACGCAATGACATAGATGTTCAAGGAATCATGTACGACCCTTATCAATTTGGACCAATGCTAACGGCAATTGAGAAGAATCATCCTGAGTGGCCGATGGTACAGGTGCGACAAGGAACACTGACACTGTCAATGCCAACTAAGCAGTTCCGCGATGATGTTATAGGCGGTCGCATAAAGCATTCAGATAATCGCATTATGCAGGCCGCCGCAATGAACGCGGTTCTAATGTCTGACAACAACGGCGTCCGTATTAATAAGAATAAGTATGCTAACAAAATAGACATGATTGATGCCACGCTTGATGCTTATGCCATCGCTTTTAAGGAAGACTTGGACAACTATTTGGACGACGACCGTGTGTTTAGTGACGACTTTGGCTTTTAGGAGGTGAGAACGTGAATGGAAAACTAGCTAACTTTTTCAGAATTCTTGGCGCAAATATGGCTGGAATTGCCACTGTTTTAGGCTTCATTTTAGCTGGATATGGGGCTTTTTTGATCAATAGGCCTACTGGATTCATGGTTTGCGGCGGCTTGTTGTTTGTTCTCGCCTTTATTCTGTTGCTTCCTGATAACGAAGGGAGGTGAGATAAATGAAGCTATTTCGAGGATTGGCAACCGAAGTGGATCCTCACTGGGCAGATCATTTGCTTGATTCTGGAGTAATTCCATCATTTCGGGGTGGATACCTTGGCATTTCTGCCTTACGGAATTCTGACGTGCTTACGGCTGTATCGATTGTTTCCGGTGATGTTAGTCGTTTTCCGCTAGTAATCACGGACAGCTCAACCGATGAGGTTGTTGACCTAGCCAATATTGAATACTTGATGAACACGAAGGTAAATAAGCGGCTGTCGGCTTATCAGTGGAAATTTTCCATGATGGTCAATGCAATTTTGACTGGCAATTCTTATTCGCGTATTGTGCGCGATCCGATAACCAACGAACCAGCTATGTTTGAGTTCTATGCCCCATCACAGACACAGGTGGACACAAGCGACCCCGATAACATCATCTACCGTTTCACGCCTTACAACTCTAGTATGCAAAAAATATGTGGATTTGAGGACGTCATTCACTGGAAGTTTTTCTCATACGACACAATCATGGGGCGCTCACCGCTGTTGTCGCTTGGTGATGAAATTGGACTGCAGGAGTCAGGCGTTTCAACGTTACAGAAGTTCTTCAAGAGCGGATTGAAAGGCTCAATTATCAAAGCAAAGGAGAGTCGCCTGTCAGCCGAAGCACGTCAGAAGATTCGTGAAGATTTTGAAAGGGCACAGGCAGGTGCTGATGCTGGATCGCCAATTATAGTTGACGCAACGATGGATTATCAGCCGTTGGAAGTTGATACCAACGTTCTTAATCTGATTAACAGCAATAACTATTCAACAGCGCAGATTGCGAAGGCTTTGCGGGTGCCAGCATATCGATTAGCCCAAAATAGTCCTAACCAGTCTGTTAAACAGCTTGCTGATGACTATATTCGCAATGATCTTCCATTTTACTTTGAACCGATTACAAGTGAGTTTGAACTAAAGCTGCTTGATGACGCGCAACGGCACCAATATTGCATAGGATTCGACACAAAATCAGTAAACGGATTGCCAATTGCTGACGTAAATACAGCAGTTAATGGCGGACTGTGGACTGGAAACGAGGGACGTGCGGAGCTTGGAAAGAAACCGTTAAAAGACCCGAACATGGATCGTATTCAGTCGACACTTAACACAGTATTTCTTGATCAAAAGGCAGCATATCAAGCTGAACATGCAGCAGAATTGAAGGGAGGTGATACTAATGCCAAAGGAAATCAGAATGGCAGCGGCACCAATGCAAATTCGTGATGGGGATGATGATCATCCTGCCGTTATTGAGGGCTATGCATTAAAATTCAATCGGAAATCTGATCCAATGGGATTCGGTGACTATTCTTTTAGAGAGCAAATTGACCCTCATGCCTTAGATAATGCTGACATGAGTAATGTAGTTGCGCTTTTCAACCATGATCAGAACCAAGTGTTAGGACGAACTGGTATCAATTTGCAGCTATCAGTTGATGACACAGGGCTGAAATACACACTGACGCCTCCAGACACGCAGCTTGGCCGTGACTTGCTGGAAAACGTTCGTCAGGGAATCATCAGTCAGTCGAGTTTTGCATTTACAATTCCTGATGATACCGATGCCCAAAAATGGACTCGTGATGGGGATGCTGAGGCTCCATACAATCGCTTGATTAGATCAATTGATCATATATATGATGTCTCTCCAGTAACCACGCCAGCATATCCGGATACTGAGGTAAAGGTCGGAGCACGATCGTTGGAACAGATAAAAGCGCTAGATCAGCCGCCAGAATGGAAACTTAAGCGGCGTAAGATGCTTTATCAATTGAATAAAGAGGACTTGCTCAAGGGCATCGAATAATCGGTGCCTATTTTTATACAAAAATAAGGAGGGTCACTAGATGACTTTAGATGAAAAATTAGCTGCTGTTAAAAAGCAACTTGATGAAAAGCGTTCAGCGTTGCCAGCTATGAAGACAGAACTTCGTTCTTTACTTGAAGGTGAAGATTCCGAGGAAAACCTGAAGAAGGCAGAAGGCGTTCGTGCCAAGTATGATAAAGCTGACAAAGAGATCAAAGATCTTGAAGAAAAACGTGACTTATACGAGGCTGCGTTGAAAGGCAATGAACAGCCGAGTGGGAAGAAGCCCGATCATCCGGAAGAGCATAGCTATCGCGATGCACTGAATGCTTATTTGCATACTCGTGGCCGTGATACAGAAGGCGTCAATTTTGAAAAGACTGACGTTGGCACATTTGCAGTTTTACGAGCTGTTCCTACTGATGCCAGTGATGCGGTAAATGCCGGTGTCAAGGCTGCAGACGCGGCCTCGACCATTCCAGAAACTATTAGCAACAACCCGCAACGTGAATTGCAGACTGTTGTTGATCTGAAACCTTTCACGAACGTATTCCAAGCCTCTACACAAAAGGGTACTTACCCAACAGTTGCAAATGCCACAACCAAGATGGTCACTGTCGCCGAGTTGGAAAAGAACCCAGCAATGGCAAAACCAGAATTCAAACCGGTCAACTGGTCTGTTGAAACGTATCGTCAGGCGTTACCAGTCTCGCAGGAGTCAATTGACGACTCTGCGATTGATTTGGTTGGCCTGATTGCCCAGAACGCACAACAAATTAAGGTCAATACGACTAACGGTGCTGTTGCAACTCTGCTGAAAGGCTTCACTGCCAAGGCGATCTCTAGCGTTGATGATTTGAAGCATATCAATAACGTTGATTTAGATCCTGCATATTCTCGTGTAATTATTGCTTCACAGAGTTTCTACAATTTCTTGGACACAGTTAAAGATGGCAATGGTCGCTACTTGCTACAAGATAGCATCTTGACCCCGTCTGGCAAGAGCGTTCTTGGTATGCCGATTGCTGTTGTATCTGATGATACTTTGGGTGCAGCAGGCGAAGCACACGCCTTTTTGGGTGACATCAAGCGGGCAATTCTGTTTGCTAACCGCGCAGACTTCATGGTTCGATGGGTTGATGATCAGATTTACGGCCAATTCTTGCAAGCAGGAATGCGCTTTGGTGTATCTGTTGCTGACGAAAAAGCAGGGTACTTCCTCACATATACCCCAAAAGCGTAACGCCTGACGGAGTGACTTTGAGCCAGAAAACGTTCACGGGTGGTGTCGGTGCCACAAAAGATATCACGGTGACAGTCACTCCTGATGGCGCTCCTCAAGCAGTCGAAGCTGTGTCGAGCGATGAAAGCGTCGCTACGGTTGTTAAGAAGGCCGATGGTATTTACACCATTACCAATCTGGCAGCGGGTGCAGCGACAATCACATTTAGCACTAATGGCATCAGCTCAACACTTGCCGTTACTGTTAACGCTGGGTAGGTGATTACTCTTGGCAGATACTACGCTTGACAAAAGCCCACTGACCGATGAACAGTTTCAGGTTCTGAAAATGTACTTGAAAGTTGATCAGACAATCGAAGACCCAATGATTATGCAACTGGTGCATGACGCTTGTGGTGAAATCAGTTCGGCTATTAGTTTTGGATCAAATCCGGAACAATTTCTAAGCAATCCAGAAACTCGGGATCGTTTCTTCACAGCGCTCATGAAGCAAGTGAAGGAAGACTATGACTACCGAGGTATGGGTGCTGAAGTCATGCGCTTTCCGTTGCAAACATCAACCACAAATATCATCAATCAGCTTCGCTCAGAATTGCCGGAAGAGGATGGTGATTCTGATGCGAACTAATCGAATGACTGAGAGAATTGCGTTCGTCAGCTATGAGTCAAAAAAGGTTAACGGAGTTCCGGTTGATGGCGTGCTCGTTAAGCATATGACGGTTTGGGCGGAAGTTCCTAAGGTACCAATCAGAGAAGCAAATGATCCACAGACGAAGTTGGGCACCCGCAAAGACAGCCCGACTTTTTTAGTGCGGTTTTTAACCACAGAGGAAATCCAACCAACTTGGAGAATTCAATGGCGTGGTAATGAATATCAAATCACAGGGCTTGATCCTGATTACGAGAGGCGCGATCTGACAACGATTACGGCAAAGGCGGTGAGCTGATGGGCGTAAAAGTCACAGGGGATGCTGAACTGCTCGCTAATCTTAACAAACTTCAATTTGGGGTTGCAAAAGAAGCTCGAGCGGCTGTCCGAGATGGCGCACAAAAGTTTGCCGACAGGCTAAAAAGCAAAACGCCTGAGTGGACCGGTGAAACTGATATGAGCGGACATCTGAAAGATGACATCAAGCTTTCAAGTGTCCGTGAAACGAGCGGTTTAACAGAAGTAGACGTTGGATATGGTAAAGATACCGGCTGGCGTGCTCACTTTCCAAACTCGGGGACCTCAATGCAGGATCCGCAACATTTCATTGAAGAAACCCAAGAAGTCATGCGGCCAGTTGTTATCGCTGCTTTCCTAAGCCACTTGAAGGAAGGCGGGATGTAATGGCACCTGAAAAACGTGTTTATGACATCCTGTCAGCCAATTTGGATATTGCTGACAAGGTATATATAGGTACCCCAGACTTCAATAACCAGACAAGCGTAACTCCTGAAAGTCTAGCTCCATGGGTGAGAATCACTTCTTTGCCCGGTGATGGTGCTGACTATGCTGACGATTCTAGAATCCTAGAGTATCCGAAAGTACAAGTAGATTTTTGGGTGGACAAAACGGACTGGGATCAACAAGAAAAAATTGAAACACAGATATATCAAGCACTACATGCGGCTGGCTGGGAAAGGTATTATCGCAACTCCTACGTTGATGGTGATACCCCAGCCCTTCGCATGACAACAGGATACTTTCAGTTTCAAGGACTGCCGATTGGCTAGTCCTTTTTATTTTCCTAAAGGAGGATTTTAAATATGGCAGATACTGCTGTAACAACTAATAAGAAGTTAGCAAAATTTGGGGCTTCGGCCTTTGAATACGGGGTTGTCGGTGATGACGACTTTGTACTAAGCACACGAAAGATGCAAGGCTTATCTAGTGTGAAATTGGATATTAAAACAGAGCAAAAGACGCTGTCCGCTGATGATGGCCCGTACTTGATTCTTTCTGGTGGTATCACAGAAGCAACCGAAACAATCGAAATGTACGATGTTGATTCCGTTATGAAGTCTGATTTATTTGGCATTAAGGTTGTTAATGGGGTTGAAGTATATCCAAAGAATCTTAGCCCTAATTACGCCGCAACTTTGTTCCGCACGAAGCTTTCAAATGGCAAGTACGTTTGGGTTGGTATGCTCAAGGGAATGTTCTCACTTCCTGGGGTTGATACCAAGACTGTTGACGGCACACCAGATCCAAGTGCTGACAGTATCGAAGGCTCATTTATTCCTCGAGGTGACCAAGACACTGGCAATGTTGTGTTGATTGGTCGTGAAGACAACGATGGATTCGATTTTGATAAGTTCCACGGATATGTTTTCCCTAAGACTGCTGAAGACGCGACTATTGTCTCAACTACTGTCCCAAAAGTGTAGTCGGTGTCAGCTTTGAGAACAGCTCGATTAACCTTGCGGTTGGCGCATCTACAGTGCTAAAAGTGCAAATTAATCCGGCTGATGCCGCAAATAAACAAGTTACTTTCAAAACGTCAGATCCCACAGTTGCCACCGTTTCCAGTGATGGAACTGTGGCTGGTGTAAAGGCAGGGTCTGCAACCGTAACAGTCACAACTGACGATGGTGGTAAAACTGCCACCGCAACTGTAACTGTGGCTTAGCAATGAACTCGTCGCCTTGTAAATGCACAATACGCGAACAGCGGGCGGCTTATACCTAAGGAGATTAAGCATGGCATATCAAATTAAACTAAATATCAAGGGTGAAACTTGCGTGTTCACACGAAATGGAGAGCCAACATTACGTGATACCACGAACGCCTTAAAAGTGCAGCAACAACAATTGCGCATGCTAAACCGTAAAGATGGCCCTTCAAACGATGATTACGATGAGAACGAGAAAAACTTAGCCAAATTTGCGGTTGATTTCTGGAAAAACCAGTTTACTACCGATGATGTTATTGATGGCTCTTCGATTTCTTTGAAATCGCTGGATTCAATCAATGATGCCATTGGTGATTCTCTAAGCGACGGTGAAGAGGATAAGAAGGACACAGCAAAAAAATCACCGAAGCGGACGTCAAAGAAGCCATTAGCAACCTTGACGACTTCTACAAAGCAAGGCTCTCTGAAGGCTACCGATTAGCTGACGTTGATGCTATGACGCTCCGCGATATTGAAAAGCTTAACCAGATTTACGAGGAACGGGAGACCACGATCGACAAGGCCTTTCCGTTCCTTTTCTAGTTCTATGAAAGGAGGTAAAACATGTTAGGAAATCTCGGACAAATTGCGGCTACCGTAAGTTTGAACATTGATCCGTTTCAAGTAAGCCAGCGAGTTTTGAATTCTTCAATTAAAGCAACTGCCGCTGAGTTGCGGGCTCAAGATGCTGCGTTTAAGGGATCTGAAAAGTCTATCAACAACATGCGTTCAACCTATGACACATTGAGCCGCCAGTCAAAGAACTATCAAGCTCAGCTTCAGAAACAGCGAGAACAGTATGAGGAAAATTCAAAAGCAGTTGAGAAACTTAACAAAGACGAGACTGCATCACAAGAAAAAATTGACCGAGCTACAAAACTGCAAGCTAATGCTGCATCACAGTATAATCGGACTGCTGCTGCTGCTGCACAAAATGAGAACCGAATGGCGGCCTTACGCAAAGAGATTGCGCTGCAAAGTGACGGCTGGACTAAAGTATCAAACGGTGCATCAAAGTTTGCATCTGTTACTGAAAAGGCAAGCTCTAAGCTAACTAGTTTCGGATCAACGATGACCAAGGCAGTAACTGCTCCAATTGCCATTGGATTTGTAGCAGCCGCTAAATCTGCTATTGATTTCAACAGCCAGATTCAAGCAATGGGACCTTTGCTAACAAATGGGGGTGCGATTACTGCCAAGTATCGTGCGCAACTTGATCAACTAGCATCAGCATCTAAAAAGTGGTCGGTTGAATATGGCGTTTCCACGGCTGCAATTAACGACGGCATGTCAGAAATGATCAAACGTGGCTATACCGCTGCGCAAACTTTAGGCGCTATGCCTGCAGTTCTCAATGCAGCAAAAGCGTCTGGCGATGACTTCAACGATGTTATGCATGTTTCTACATCCGTTTTGGAGCAATTTGGTCTAAAGACAGAATCAACAACGGGCATGCTTAAAAACACGTCTCGCGTTACAGATACTCTTACCTGTATTGCGAACGCTACTGCAGCAGGATTCCAAGATATGGGCGAGGCAATGACGTATGTCGGGCCTTCTGCTCATGCTGCTGGTATTTCACTCGAAGAAACAGCGGCTGCTATTGGTATTATGAGCAACAAAGGGATTGAAGGATCAGTTGCTGGCACAGCATTACGTGGTGCTTTAACAAGACTGTTGAAGCCTTCTAAGCAAAACCTTCAAGGCTTTAATGAATTAGGCATATCTGTTGCTGATTTCAAAAAAGGAACTTTAACTCTTCCAGAGATTCTTGACAAAATCAAGAATAACACTAAGGGGTGGACGGACCAGCAACGTGCTTCTGCAGTAGCGTTGGCTTTTGGCACTGAAGCGCAAGCCGGCATGAATGCCTTAATTGGTGCAGGTGGCGGTGAGCTACGCAAATATACCAGTGAAGCTGAGCATGCTAGCGGAACAACTGCCAAAATTGCTAACCAGTTAAACAATACGGATGCCGCCAAATTGAAGAGATTTCAAGAGTCGATTCATGTTTTAGGAATTGAAGTAGGTCAAAAACTTCTACCGACGCTGACCCCTCTTATCAAAACAGCAACCGATGTTGTCAACGCCTTTACAAAAATGGACAGTGGTACGCAACAAACCATTATTAAATTTGCAGCGTTTGCGGCAGTTGTAGGGCCAGTGAGTTCTCTTATCGGTGGAGCTCTTAAGCCTGTTACTGCTTTGAGCAAAGGAATATCTGGAATTGCGGGAGTCATTGGGCGAGCATCTGCAGCTGCAAAGCTCGGCGGAACTGCAATGGATGTGCTCAAGTCTGGCTTCAGTAAGACAGCCTTTGAGGCATTGAAGGTTGCACCAGCCGCAGCAGCGGCGGCAGAAGGCACTTCTGGAATGGGAGCAGCCATGACCGGAGCCGCAGCGGGCGGAACAGGATTGCTAGCGGCATTGGGGCCAATCGTCCCAGTTGTTTTAGGTGTGACAGCAGTCGTCGGTGCCGGTGTAGCCATCTGGGAATTGTGGGGCAAAAAGGCTCTTGAGTCTGCTGACAGAACTTCCCGATGGGGTACTGATATTGGTGCCGATGCCGACCGATCCGCTTCCAAAATGAAAGATGCCTCTGGGGCAATTTCTGGTGCTTTTGATGATACAAACCACACTGTCACCCAGAATGCTAAGACGATCTCTAAAGGGTTCGACGATTTAACAAAAGCTGCAAAAGAAGCCGCTGATCAGTCTGAGACAGCAGCGAAGAAGTTGGCTAAGAGCCTCGGCGGTGAAGCCGAAGAAAACATTGAAAAGCAGGCCGCTAAGGAAAAAGCCGCTAACGCTAAGCGAATTACAGAGATGGAAGCCAACAACGAAAAGGCTCAAGCCATTACTGCATCGTTTAACAAGAGCGGAGCACAGATGACGGCTGACCAGTATCAACTGTTGGATAACTACCGTCGTAAAAATGCCGCACTGGCTGTCAAGACGCTACAGATTTCTGGATCACAACAGAATAATGTGCTCAAGGCTGTTCTTGGTGAGAGAACTAGAATGTCTAAGAGTGCTGCCCTAGAGCAGTATCAAGACATGTGGAACGCCTCTAACAAAGAAAACAGTGCCTATAAGGCAGCACAAGACAAGATCAACACCGAGTACAAGAATGATGCTGCTATGCGTAACACAGCACTTGAAGGCTTAGAAAAAGACCACCAGAGCAAAATGAAAGTCATCTATGCTGGCGCAATTCAAGCCATGAAAGCACAAGGAACATCGCGCTCGGAAATGCTAGCGGAACTTCAAACTGACTTCCATCTGACAAGCTCACAAGCCGAATCTGCTATGAATAGTTATGAGAAATCCATGGCAAAAGGGGTTAAGAGCAATCGAGATTTTGCGGCCGCGACTGAAGGATTTGGTAAAGCCGCTCAAGAAGCTGGTGATCATTGGAACAGTCTTGTTTTTGACCCTAAGACTGGGAAGGTGAAGACAAATCTTCCTGAAGTGTTGAAAGATACGGCCAGCACTAAAAAAGGCTGGCAGCAACTTAAATTCGATTTAAAGAATGCCAAGATCACCTCTAATGCCAAGCAAATGATTGTTGAAGCACTTGCTTCTTCTAAACAATGGCAGAAATTGAGCGTTCCCGAAAAGAATGCAATTATCCGTACTCAGGGGCGTGAACAGCTTGCTGATATTATGGATAAGTTTGTTTCCTGGAATAGTCTGTCGCTTAAGGATCAGCAAGCAATTGTGAAGGGCGATTACACGCCTTTAGTAAATGCTTTAGTCAAGAGTGGAGACTGGAACAATCTCACCTTGAAGCAGCAAGAAGCCATTGTTAAAGATAAAGCAACAGCGCCATTAGTATCTTCACTTCAGCAAACCGGCGAGTGGCAGAAGCTCGACTTAAAAGTTCAAGAAGCGATTGTCAATGCTAAAGGCAAGAAAGATCTTGAAGACATCCTTTTTGACATGGAAGTTTGGAACAAGCTTCCAAATACGCAGAAATATGCAACCCTAGTTTCTTTTGGTAAGCAAGACATCGCTGATATTATCGATCAGCTAAATTTGTGGAATACACTTACACCAAAAGAAATCCAGGCTGTAGCAAAGGGCGATACCAGCTCTTTGGTAGCTGCTATTGATAAAGCAAATGACTGGAATCGATTAACTCTTGGCCAGCTAGAAGCAATCGTTAAAGATAAAGCTTCTGCAGGCTTAGTCCAGGCCATGATTAAAACCGGAGAGTGGAATGGCCTATCAGTAGAAGAAAAAACTGCTATTATGCAGACCAAAGGCAAATCCGACTTAGCCGATATGGTTGTTAAATACGGTCTTTGGAACAGCCTTCCAAACTCTACTAAAAGCCTGTTGATGAACGATTCCGATGCTCGTACTAAATTAGAAAAAGCTGGAGTTGCAATTGATCAATACAATTTGTTTAAGAACCCCAACGAAAAAGGGCTAAAAGCAAATAATACTGATGTGCTTGTAAAAACAGAAGAAGCCAAAGGGGGCATTCAGAAATACAACGAAGTTCTACCTGGCTTAAAGCTTTTTAATGGGAATTCCAGTGGCGTTAAGAATGCTACTGATCAAGGCAAAGGAGCTATTTTTCAATACAACGGGGTTAATCCAGCATTAAAATCATTGCTGGGTGATTCAAGCAGTGTCAATAGTGCTTCACAGTCAGGACGGAATAGTGTCATTTTATTTAATGGAACTAACCCAGTGCTGAAGCCATTTAAAGGCGATTCATCGAGTGTTAACAGCGAGTCATCAAAGGGGCAAAGCAGTGTTCTGATGTTTAACGGCAAGGAGCCGTTAGACAAATACTTTAATGGCCACGATAAAACTAGTGGGCCTGCTGCTGCAGCAAAGCGGGCAGTCAGTTCCTTCGGCGGTGATCAGACGATTACTAAAACGTTTAATTTCGTAGCTAACGTAAGTTCAACAATTGCTAAGCTTCTTCACCTTAAGAACGGCACTTCTGATTTTGACGGGAACGGATTTGCGATGGTGAACGATGCCTCCGGATCTAACTATCAAGAGCCTATTATCACTCCTAATGGCAACATGTTTATGTTCAAAGAACGAAATGTGGTTTTTCCGCTTGCTCGTCACTCAATGGTTATTCCTGCTGATAAGGCTCGTCGAATGAACATTCCACGTTTTGCTGGTGGCACCACAGACTTCGGAGGCGCCGCTAATAGAATAAACCAATTGAATCCGCAAACCTTTGTTACCAGCATTTCTAGTGGTAGCAATAGTCGTGTTGAGGATTTGCTAGCAAGACTGATCGAATTAACAACTTATAAGATTAATCATACACAACGTACTGAAGGCAAAGTAGTGCTGGAAAATAACCGCGAAATTGGCAAATGGTTGTACCCAACAATTAATGAGCTGGATAAGCAAAACACAATCAGAGAAAGACATGGAAGGGGTGTTTATTAATTGGCGAACTTGATATTTGGAGGACATAAGATTGGTAGTTCCGTTCTGCAGTTTAGTGCTGCTAGGGGAATTACATCAGAGATTGAAAACACTTCCCAGTCTGTTGGAATTAGCGATGGTGAGATGCTTATCAATAGTCGTCTTAAGTCTAGAATCATTCCAGTAACTTATGATTTTGTGGCGCTATCTCGTCGTGAATTTGAACGGCAGTTAGCTCCACTACTTTATAGCACGGATGTTCAGAAGCTAATCATTGATGATCGCCCTGATGAATTTTGGTATGCAAAAGTTGACGGTAAGATTGATATGGACCGGGCTTATTTTCTTGGCACTGGTACTATTAATTTTCTTGTCCCCGATGGCGTTGCGCACTCGGTAGCCACGAAGACGTTTGACAATATGCCATACAAGGACGTGCCGGTGAACCTTGTCCTAGCTTCACACGCCAGTGGATACAACAAAACTCGTGTGAATGTGGCTCCTATTTATATGAATCTTTCAGAAGACTTGTCAGGTAAAATAATTACTACTACTGCTAAAGTTATCGTCACCGACTATCAGGGTAAGGTAGATCCCAATGATAGTGGTGGCCCCTTCATTTCTATTCAAGATGGCCTGAGTACAGGAATATGGTGGAAATTGATTAACAATATCAATGTCACTGGCAATGGTGTGTATACATCAGTTCCGAAGACAATGACAAAGAATCCCTTAACTGGAACAAACAATCAGATTGATGTTCAAATGTACAATCTGAATGCCACCATCGAAGTTTGGGTCAAGGTTGAAATAGGCACCACGGCTTCTCCATGGTCGCCTAACCCAGCTGATCCTGAATACTATACCAACACCATCACGGTACACAATGGTGGCACCTATCCGGTTGAGCCAGTTATTACGGCAACCATGCATGCAGATAACGGCATGGTTGGGATTGTTAATGATCGCCCGGGCATTCTTCAATTCGGTACGCAAGAAATAGATGGTTTCACCACCGAAGAAAGCGAAGTAGCACTTGATTTGGCAGCCGTGCAAGGCTCACATATGGATAATCAAGCCGCCACAAACAATCCCTATTGGGGTGGTGATCCTAGTATGCCCAATGAACAGATTGGCAATGCGATTTGGACTCATGACGATTATGATGGCTGGAAGGTTGAGCCTAATTGGACCAGTATTACTGGCGACCACAAGTATTGGAACGGTCCTTCAATCAAGCACAATCTCGTCCAGACGCATAACGGTAACTTCAAGAGCAATCTCACGTGGGATGTTATGACACGCTTCCAAACTGGGGTAGCAAAGGTAGGTGCGCTCGAAACAACATTAGAGAGTGACGGTAAGCCAATTTTTCAGATGATACTGAAGGATAATAGCGCATTGTCCGATCAGATTTGGTGGATGTGCTACTACAAAGATCAACTAGTCGTCAATGAACAGCTTGATCGTAGCATTTTCACTAACGACAAGTTCATTCAGTTGGAATTACAGAAATTTGGTAATTCAGTTGTTTTCCGAGTGTCACCATGGGTTGGCAATCAAGGACGAGAGACGACTATTACCCGCCAGTTTACCTTTGCGGATGCTGCCGATGTTGAGACCAAGCAATTCTCAACGTGGTTCATGCGTGACAAGACGTGGGGCGAATCGACCATGTATCTGATTGCGTCCATCGTCAAATGGCAAAACGTTAGCTGGTATACGAATATCAAGAATCGCTTTAGCGATGGTGATGTTCTCAAGATTGATGTGGCGAACGCTAAGACGTACTTGAATGGTTCTCTTGACCCGACTATGCACACGATCGGCAATCAGTGGGAACGATTTGAACTGCCACCCGGTGATACTGAGATTACTATCACGCCCTCGAGCTGGGCACAGCCATTTGCGTGTGAGGTCGAGATAAGGGAGGCTTGGCTATAAATGGAGTATTATTTTGCAGATCGAAAATCAAACATTTTGGGTGTTGGGTCGACCGATGGCAAAGGCGAATGGCGAATTGACAACGATATAGAAACACAAAGTGTTGACAATCGTCCTGCGGTCGAGCTTTCTCTTGATATTCACTTCACAACTGATCAGGAACAAGCAGTCAATGAGATGGCCAAAGAAACCAACTTCATTCTTTATCAGGATGAAGAAGGCAACGGGCACCAAATGGTGATCGAATCGGTTGAGCATGATTCACTAGGCCATATTCACTCAATTGTTGCTAGTGATGCCGGTAATGATTTGATTAACGAAACCGTTGGCGCCTTCAAGGCCGACAAACCATATACGATTGCTGAATACATTACAAGGTTCACAAATGATTCTGGCTGGGAGATTGGCATCAACGAATTTCCTGACAATGTTCGAACACTTGAGTGGACTAGTGAAGAATCATCGTTGGCTCGTATTATTGCCGTGGCAAAAGACTTTGATGCAGTGCTTAGTTTTGGCTTTGAGTTTGTTGGAACCAACTTGGTTAAGCGTGTCATTAACATTCGGCATGAAACGGCCGGCGATAGTTTGATCTCTTTTGAAATGAATAAGGACATCAACAACATCGTCACGCACCGCGATACCTATGACATGGAAACATCGATCAAGGCTTATGGAGCGGTTCCAGAAAGCACGGATGGATCAACTAATCAGGACCCAATCAACTTGATCGGCTACAACTGGACTGATCCAACGGGACAGTTTGTGCTTGATCAGTACGGGTTCTTGCACGATACCATTGCTGTGCAGAAATATTCGCGCTTGCTAAGCAACAGCAACCCTAACCCAACACAGTCTGACTGGAATCGGGTTAAAACGTTTGATTCAAAAACGCAGGCCGAACTTTTGCAGGCAGCCTTAGCAGACTTGAAGAAATACAATCATCCGAACGAAACGTACGATATTGATTTGGTTAACTCACCATACGTACCACTGAATCAAACCGTCCACATCGCCGATGAGAATCAACAGCTATTCCTGTCTGCCAAAGTGTTGAGCATTCAGCGCAGCCGTGCTAACCATTCTGTCAAGCTTACTTTGGGCGAGTTTGCGCACGAGACCGTTAGCTTTGACGAACGCCTCAGTGAACTTGCCAACCAGATGGCCAACATGCCCAAGACAATTCAATACTACCCGTGGCTCCGCTATGCCGATGACGATAAAGGCACCAATATGAGTGCCTTCCCAACGGGTAAGAAGTATATGGCAATCGTTTGGTCAAATAAGACATCCGTTCCAAGTGACAATCCGGCTGATTACGCTGGTAAATGGGCACTGATTCAGGGAAAGGATGGTGCTGATGGTGTTCCAGGTGCAAAAGGAGCTGATGGCCGTACAAGCTATTTCCACACCGCTTGGGCAGATAGCATCGATGGGAAAACAGGGTTTACAGTATCTGGAGGCGATGGCAAAAAGTACATTGGCACCTATAGTGACTTCACATTGGCCGATAGTACGAACCCAGCTGCTTACAATTGGGCGCTTTTTAAAGGAGCTGATGGTCCTCAAGGACCGCAGGGACCGCAGGGACCGCAGGGACCACAAGGCATTCCCGGAAGCAAGGATGTGCCATACACATACATTCAGCTGGGCACGCCCGCTAGTCCCAAGAAAGGTGACTTATGGTGGCACGGGACAACGCTTAACGATGCCACGGCATTGCAATACTACAATGGTACGGCTTGGGTTGATCAAAGCATTCAGCAGGCCATTTTGAACATTGAGAAACTTGTTGCGATTGAAATTGACAGTGCAACTATTAATTCTCCTGACATTAATGCACCATTCAATCACACTGCTCTTAGCGATGCCAATCACACTACTCCTAGCGATGCCAATCACACTACTCCTAGCGATGCCAATTTTGACAAGTTTAGCAGTGGCAACACCAGCATGCAATATGGTCACGTGAATATCACAGGCAACATTGAAAACAATCAAGGTACGGCTGATGGACACATGTTAATTAGCGACTTAGGGCCAACAGGATTCATCAGTCGCGAACGCACGCCTGACAATGCGGGTGACGTTCAGTATGCTAATTTGCAAGGCGGCAAGCTTAATCTTTCGACATTAATTAGCGCTGAAAATTCAACCACAAAAAAATATATTCAGTCTAAATTCACTTCGGCAGACAACGTGACATTTTTCTACGTCAATACAACCGCGCTAAGAAATATTGATATTGATTACGCATATATTTACTACACGCGACGTGGAAATTTGGTGACCGTCAACTTTCAAATTCACACAATAGCTAATCAGTACAATTATTTGAGACTCGCAGATATTAGACCCGGTTACAAACCTTTATTGACAAACAATATTGTTGCAAGCTGCTTGAGCTTTTCAGATCCCGGACAATCTACAGCTATGTATTCAAGCACGCCAAGCGGAGGAACGGTCGGCTGGTATAGCAACATTTCTAAAGCATCTGGAAGTTATGGTGGATCTGTTTCTTATCTAACACAAGACGATTATCCAACGGGGGATTCATTTTTTGGCTAGGAGGCAATTATGAAAATCAAAGTGTGGACGGATAGCAATAATCGGCTACTTAATTGGGCAAATGCTGATGAAAATAGACCAGTAGGGCCAACCGATGAAGGATTCGAAGTTATTGAAGTTGACGATGCCATTGGCTTGTATGAGAACCACGCTAGCATTATTGACGGCCAAGTCGTTCCTGATGCTGGCTATGATCCAGACGCTGACAGACCTAAACCTGAGCCATCACCTGAACAGCAGATGATTGCCGCACTTACTCTTGAAGTAGCACAGATGAAGGCGGCGAAATCAAGTGACTAATTATGATCAGTGTGCACTACTTTACAGTTGGGGAATTGATTTAGTGCCTTATGTACCGGTAATGATCACCCCAGATCAATACAAGCAAATCACAGGCAGTGACTATGTCGCCAGCAAAAGCTAGCGGCTATTTTTGTGGAAGGAAGTGAGAAAGTGACATTTTTTGGATACACGATTGGTGACTGGGCGGAGTTCATATCAATCATAGGGGTGGGTGTAAGTGCGGGCAGCTGGCTGTTCAAAAAGATTGCCCTAGATCCATTGCGTTCTGACATTCAAGTGCTTTCAGGGACGATTAATCGTCAGCTAAAACTACACGAACAATCGCTGGCAAACTTGAATGCTCATCTGAAAACACATGATGATGAGCTTGGTAGTCACTCGGTTAGGATTACTCGATTGGAAGACCATGTAGGCATTAAAGGAGAAGATAACCATGAAAATTAATTGGACAGTACGATTATTGAGCGTCAAATTCTGGCTGGCCGTTGTGCCAGCTTCTTTGTTGGTGATTCAAGCGGTGGCGGCAGTCTTCGGTTACAACTGGGACTTTGCTAGTTTGGGTAAGGAACTCACTGCAGTGGTCAATGCAGTGTTTGCATTATTGACCATTGTCGGGGTATCCGTTGATCCAACCACAGAGGGTGTCGGTGACAGCCAGCAGGCGTTAGCTTACCCGGCACTCATTACCACCAAGGCGGCTAAGATCAAGGCGTTAGAGGATCAGATTAAGGCACTGCAAGCGGATAAAGCGGCTGATCAGGCAACTTCTGCTGCTAGTGAAGTGGTTCCAGAGACGTCTTCTGCAGCACCGGCGGAGTCAGCTCCGGAATCTGTTGCTCCAGTAGCTAGTGAGGAGGCAAAATAGTATGAGTTATACCATCGACAAAGAATTTGCTTTGGGTGCAAATGAAGGCTCATCGCAAGTAGCTAATCGAATTTACATTATCCTACATGATGTAGGTGCCGAATCTGGTGCGCGTGCAAATGCCGCTTACTTCAAAAACAATATTGCTGCTGAAATTGCTTACACGGCATTTGTTGTAGGCGATGGCGGTCAGGTTTATCAAGTTGGTGAACCTGGCTATGTTCAGTGGGGCGCTGGGACAGTGGCAAATGCTAACAGCCCGGTCCAAATTGAATTGGGCCACACTAGTGATCCCAAAACTTTCAAGAAGGATTATGCTGTTTATATTGAGCTTGCACGTGATATGGCTGCTCAATATGGCATTCCGACTAGTTTAGATGCTGGCGGTGCTGGCACACCTGGCATCAAGTCTCATTTGTGGGTAACGCAGCATATTTGGGGTGATCACACTGATCCTTATGGTTATCTAGCACGTTGGGGCATTACAAAGGAGAAGCTGGCGGCCGACCTTGCTAATGGGACAACTACCGTAGATGCATCTACGAGCGCACCAGCAACACAAAGCGCGCGTTCGCACGCAACTGTATCTGGTAATGTGAACGTTAAATACGGTTTGCACTTGCTCGGTGGCAGTTGGCTGGAGGAGGTGACTAACTTCGGCTCTGGTGACAACGGTTTTGCTGGTATGCCTAATCGTCAGCACGATCTGCTATACATTCGCGTTGATCATGGTAGTGTTAAGTATCGAGTTCACACAGTTCAAAGTGGTTGGCTAGATTGGGTCACAAAAGGCGATCGCAATGATACGGTCAATGGTTGTGCCGGTATTGTTGGTGAAGCGATTGACGGGGTTCAAATCATCTTTCTTACCCCTAACGGTGAACCATATCAGCAAGCGTATTACCGTAGTCAGACGACACAACGGGCTGGCTGGCTCGGCGTTGTGTGTGATGATGGCACGAGTTTGCCACAGTACACAGACACATACGCCGGCATGTTTGGAGAACCGCTTGATCGTTTGCAAATTGGTATTAGCTCGATCAGTCCATTTTAAGTACATTTCAAAAATGCCCTCTGCTCGCTAACGCGGGTGGAGGGCTATTTTTATTGTTATCGCAAAAATAATTCCAAAATACTTACAAAAAATTGTTGCAATTACTTCCATATATGGTATTATATAAATGTAAAGAAAAGCAAAAGGCAAGAAGCCTAGGAGGGCATACATCATGAAAAAAGTTCAGTTCAGCACCCCATACGAAGACCAAGTAGAAGTAACTGTTAATGGCGACAAGTACGGCACTCTAAAGTTCGACCGCGAACAAAATGAATGGGTTCTATGGCCAGTATCTATCGACGATGGTGTCGGCTACTCGGATGATCTAGCAGAGACACAAGAAATCATTACGGACGAAATTCAAAGCTACAATGAAGACTAAGAAAGGTAACCCGCTTCGGCGGGTGTTTTTGGTGGGAGAAAAATCATGACGGGAATTTTAGATAAGTATCTTGAGGCATACAACCTCACGCGCTATCGGCTAGCAAAAGAGAGCGGCATCAGTCAAACAACCTGGTTTAACGCCAACTCACGGCCGCTAGATCGTTGGACGGTCAAGCAAGTACGGGCGCTCGCGGCATTCACTGGCGTGTCATCAAGTACGGCACTGCGGAAGCTGGATGAGATTGATCGTGCCTGA